GGATCGACTGTTCAGCCTGCGTCTCTCAGGCTTTTAGCCATCATCAAGGCCTGACATTACAGGCTTTCAGCATACGTGGGGCTGGATTGTCAACCCGTCGTGTAGCGGTGCCCTTTATCCGGGTGGCAACACTGGTCATCCTAAGCAAGGGGTAGAAAATAGCGATACCACATATGACACGCTCTTCCTTGCCGCTTCTCGTGCCAATGGGATTCACGGCAAATCCGATACGGTGCAACCGTCCAGTCTCCGACTGATGCCAATCATTCGCACCTGACATTACTGGTCAACAGCTGCTTTGGGGCTATTCCGTCATGACAAGTAGCGCGGGAGCGTTCGGTTACGCGGGCGGCAAGCTCAATCCGCAGATAGCCAAGGGGTTTGATACATCGGCCGAAACGTATTCGGATATTGCGTTTGCCGCCAGCCGCAGTGCGGCAACATTCGGCAGGTCTGCTACGGTACAGCCGTCGGCGATTAGGCTTCTAGCCATTATCCGTACCTGACATTACGGGTAGTAAGCTTTTCTGGGGCTATCCCGTGAACGCCAACGGCAATTACGGTGCTTTTGGATGCTCTGGAGATGCAGGGCATCCTATTCTCGCTTCAGGCGTCGATCAGACGACTACCGCGCACTCGCATCTAACATTCTCAGCGAAGAACTCAACGGCGCTTTACGGACAGGCTCAGACGGTGCAGCCTAACTCGCTTCGACTGCTCGCTATCATCAAAATTTGACGATTGCAAGTAGGCGCAAGGCGTTCGGTTGAACCGTTTTGGCCTTGCTGTACAGGGCGTTCGATTTGCAAGCGGCGAAGTCTGCGCGTCCGTGGTACTGGACGGCTCTAGAACTATCGTACTGAGCGAAACTTCCGTTTGGATTATCAATTCGCCTATCGGTAAACGCACCGCTTGCGTTAAATGCAAGACAAGCCGAAGTGCTGTTGGTATCCATGTCGAGCCAACCGCTGATGTCAGGTACGGATTATGGCGAGCAGACGGACCGAAGCCATCTGTACGGTCTGAGACTTTCCGTGAACGGCCGAAGAGCGGGATGCGCTAAGAAAGAAGTTACCAAACTGCCAAATGCCGTCGAGTGGCATATGTTGTCGATTACCCGCTTTTTGCCATTCCAAGCCCCCGGCCGCACTCGCGTTCGTTCCGACATGCACATCTCCGGCAGTACCAGTGATGTCAGGTAATCCAGCTTCTACCTTCTGAGCCACTTCGCTTGTGGTATTAGTTCCCTCCAAAACGCGATGCTGAAGGTCAGGAAGGTTGAACGTCGTAGAGCCGTTGCCAGCACCATACTTCGTGCCGATCTTCCTGAAAAGTCGCGCATACGTCGTGCGGCTGACCTCAGCACCATTGCACTGAAGCCAACCCGTCGGTACTTCGTGCGCATAGGCCACGGTGCCGACCGGAACTGGCGTCAGCTCGGGCATGATCTTGTCGAGCGCTTCGGAAATTTGAGAGAGATTAGGCAGGGCCATAGTTAAACTCCTGAGAGAGGTTGCGCCTGGTGGCCGAGCGTAGCGACGGCGTTCGTCAGCTTCGCCAGGACCATTTGGATTTCGGTGATTTGGTTCCCGTTCACCAAATGACCGCCTTGCGTGACCCCGTCACCGATGTACAGTTCGTACGTGTCGGTTGCAACGGCAAGTTCACGGTCTTTAAGCGTCACGGTTTTTAGCTCCGAAAGGGCCATGCCTCGAATCAGCAGATGATCCGGGGCGAAGTCAGAGGCCAGCTTGGACGACGGTAAGCTTTTGTCCTTTATCCACTTCAACGATTGAAGGGCCTCGAGGAATTGCTCGGCAGATGCCTTGGGCACCATCGAACATGCCGCGATCACGGTAGACCTCATCTGGTCGATCATGTAGTACCACGGCGCTCGAGGCTTCGTGGCCGGGATGCCCTTGGCCGGATCGCCGGATGTCGGATAACCTTCAGATTGAAGCGTAGAAAGATCGGGCGGCGTATCTACCGCCCCTGACCCCCAAAAACCTTTTTGAGCCATTACGTTCTCCTTCATTGATAAATAAAAACGACGTCGACGTGAGCCGGTGCCAACGCTCTGATCAAGCACTCAAGCAAAGAATTTCCCCACCTGGCCAACGGCTCTTCGACGGACCACTCTGTCGTCAGTTCGTCATACCCAGATGTCGCGTCAATCGTGATGCCAAGCGTGAACACCGGGATCCATCGCGCATCTGTGAGCGGAGCCTCTACGTCGTGCTCTACGTCGTGCTCCGAATAGGTCGTCACCGAGACCTTGTACCCGAGCACGGCCGCAAGCTCTTCGAAATACTTTGCCGTCAAGCCTGAGTTCGACGTGATCTTGGCGATCAGCTCCTGCCTCATCTGTTCAAGGGACGGGTCCGCGATAGCTGCGACGCAGTCGCTGGGAACACCGTGGTCGTCAAACCACCGGCTAAGCTCCTCGATGCTCGTTCTCGGATCGGCCTCTTCGATGACGGCACGAGCGCGGGCATCGACTCTGGCCGCCTCGCTTGACAGCGCAAAGAGAATTGCATCGAGAATCCCGCCTTTCTTTCTGCGCCAAATCGGCCCCCTCGGCAAAAGCGAATTCACCAAGTGCTCATAGTCACTTTCCGTAAACCCCATGCCTCACCTCACACAAAAGTGATCTTGCCGGGCACGAAGATTTCGCCTGTCGAGCACGCAACGTCGTCGCCAGGCACTTGAAGTCGATAACTCGTCAAGTCCGATACGCCTGCTACGGCTCGATTCAGCGACGTGAGCAAAATCGCACCTGAGGGCGCAGCTTCAGCGACAATTGTTTGAGCAATGGCTCCCTCTACCTGCTGCCGAAGGTTTTCCGTGTCCGGCAAGATGTCAATGGTCATATCGAGCTTCTTCGGGATGGGGGCCACCACATGAAGCACCGTAGTAACTGGCATCTCCTCTTCGATGTACGCTGTGACGGTCTTCACCATCGTTTCATTAGGGATTCCGTCTTGTGTCATGCCGTCCGTCATGAAGCGCACCGTGACATGCCCTTGCCCCATCTCCTTCGGGAAGCACCACGCCCGCGTCACACCCGGCACCTCAAGCGCCCACTTCACGTAGTCCTGCTTCGTGCCCGCCTTCGGTGGAGACTTCTGACGGAACAGCAGGCGTTCTCTCAATGCCTCATCATCCTCAGCATCGGCCCCGCCCGTCAGTTCGCCAGCCGTACACGTCGACTGAACACCCTCCACAGGCGAGATGAGCGTGAGTTCCATGCCGGCATCAGCATTCCCGGATGCACCGGCCGTAGAAGCCTTGATCGGTGCCTCCCCATCGGAGCTGTCAGCCGTCGTCACATAGACCGCGCCGTCGCCTGTCTGAAGCAGCGTCCCCTCCGGCACCACACCCAAGCCTACGAACGTCACCACGCCTGTTGCGTACGACGCCGCTTTTCGATAGATCCCGTACTCGGAGGCCCGTCGTTCCAGATAGGCTCCCTCAGCGGTGGAACTGAATATCTGCCGAAGGATGAAGTTGATGTGCCCGTGAAGCGTGTGCGAAACGCCCGCAATCACGCGGCTGAGTACGGGCACGAGCGTCCACCTCATTGCCTTTTGTCCAAGCCTGCTCTCAGCATCCGATTGGACGCGAGCGATCAGCTCTTGGATTGTCGGTCTTTCAAACGCCATTTAAAACATCCTTGAAGACTGCGTCAAAGGCGCGCTCGCCCCGACGCTTGAAACAAACCACCTGAAGATCCAACTGCCCCGCTTCAGCCCCGCGCTTGGCTGTCACAGTAATTTGCTCGACCCGCCCGTCGTCAATCAGCCATTTAAGAGCCTGGTTGGCATAGGCTTCGGCTCGCTGAAGCGTCAGCGGAAGGATCTTCTCCCGTTGCAGAAGCCAAAGCCTCGAGCCGATTCGGTCGCCTTGAACTGCGGCAAACGTATCTCCCCACCAACCCTGCCGCTTCGGTGCTTTGACTCCATCGTCGGCATCTGACTTTCGCCATGAAAAAAGGCTGATCAGCACGGCCTGCGCCAGCTCATCAGCCTGAAAGTCGGAAAGATCGGCCTCTTCCCCATTGATTCGTAACTCCATGCAAGCCTCACTTCGGTGCTGACGTGTCGGCACCATCTCCCTGCTCAGTGTGTACATGGGACATCAAGCTTATTCCGGCCGCAGTCACATCGCCGGTGGTCGTGAGAGAGCCCGTAACGCTCGCGCCGGTGCCTCCGCTCACGGCAAGTCCGCCCAGGACGGTCAGGCTTTTGTCGATCGTCGTCGCGCCTGTGATGTGAAGCGAAGCCGAATCGATCGTCACAACCGAGGCCTTGAGCGTCACATTGCCGCTCACGGTCGCAGAAACGTCACCTCCTACGGTTTCAGTAACGTTACCGCCGACAATGATCTCCGCATCCTTGTCAACAGTCGCGTGCAGCCAACCAGGCGTGTAGACTTCGAGGCCGTCGCGCGTGAGATGGACCTTCTGTCCTAAGTCGTCGAAGATCGCCACCTCACCAGTCTTGAGCGACTTCAAGCGGTAGCGTCGATCGGCAATCGTGAAAACGATGCCGTGGGATCGATCGCCATCAAAGAAAAGCGCGAACGCTTCGGCTTCCGGATGCGGCTCTGAAGTGAAGCCATAAGGCTCGACGTGCTCGAGGTCGTCACGCACCTCGTCGGCCAGAAGCCTCACCTGCACGGAGCGCATCTTCTTTGCACCATCGGCAAGCGTCATGACGCCACGTGCGAAGAAATCAGACAGTCTGCTCATAAAAGAAAAGCGACCGTATTGCTACGATCGCTCGATTTTGTTGGCTTGATGGTCAGCGCTTGCGCTCCCATGTGTTGTCATCAGTTTGCGCCCATTCTTCAGTGTCGCTAGAGCCATGCCGCCAGACGGTCACCGATCCATCGAGATTCTTATGGACCTTCTCGACCTGACCGACTCGGTTCGCATCAACAGGCAACTCAACCTCTTCGTGCCCGGGCTCATAGTGCCCTCTCAGGCATGGGGCCCACTCGCCATACTTGTTGAAACCTTCCTCGCAAACAAACTTCGAGTGGCACGGCTGAACAACAAATAACGCCACAGCAACGGCAAGCAACGCTTTTCTCATTTGACAACCCCAACCCATGAATTTTCAGAAGACGTCTTATCGTCCGCTTTTGCACCATCTCTTTTGTAGCCCGCAAGCGCTGTACATGAAAGCTCCGCGGTAGCGCCAGAAGAAGACAGTTGGAGCACAACCTTCGTGATCAATAATAACTCACTGATCCCCAGCAGTGCGTCATCCACCCTCACTTGTGAATTGACTTTCCATAAGCTCCCGTTACTCTGCCGCCATCCTTGGACTGTGTACGTAGCAGCCCTGTACTGTGCTTCACGATACCGCCTTTCGAAGTTGGCTCGCTTACCACACGTCATCTTGGTGCTTTGTCCCACGTCCTTGATAACCAGAAGCCTAGGGCGAGTCACCATTGAAGAGTCTTCGATCCCCTTGTCTTCGGAGGCCGCCCGCCCGAAGTCCGTATCGGTCCCGGCATGCTGCCCCAGCACCACGTATCGGCTGTAGAGCTTCGACGCATCAAAGGAAGCAGTTCCTGTAAGGATGTTCTTGCCGAGTTCAAGCGCGTCGACACATTCGCCTGCATCACCAGGCTCGACGATCACGAGGTCGCCCGCCTCGTCATCCATGACGACAAGATTGTCTTTTGTGATCAACCTGTTGATGGATTTGTGGACGGTTTCACCCGGAACGACAGTATGGTCTGCAAGCTTGTTGCCAATTTCAGCCATTGCATGAACCGCAATGCCGTACGGGGCAGCCAGAGAGGCCATGATCTCGGAAGTCTTGATGTTCTTCCAAGAGGTCGTCTTCACGGCCGCCGGAGGAACCTCCTTCTTCGCCCCGTCCTTGCCAACGACAACTCCTTTCCACGCATTCTCGCCGGAGCTATCGGAAGCGCCGTATTTGGCCACAGGGCAGCAGTCGACGAGATCAACGGTTTTTGACTTCCCTTGGACTTCTACGCTGATCTGCTTGCCGTCATATCGGACGTTCACGTGATCAATGTAGCCGGTGCAGACAAGGTCATCTCCAATGAACAGTTGAACCAAATCCCCGTTGCGAAGGCGATGGAAGTCGGTATTGCCGGGGAAGGTATCGGTCACCGTTAGCTTGAAGCCTCTGGCGAGCTGATCCATGCCGATTTCGATGACGACCGATTTCCAGCCGCCGTAGGTTTTGCCGCCTACGCGGATTTCGACTCTGTCACTCATCGTCCATCACCTTCAGTTGATCCGCAGGGCAGAACCCCTCGTGCTCGAGGCCGTTTCGAATCGCGATCTCCTGATCCCGGGTCGCATCATCGTGGAAGTCATACGCGTGCACGAGCGCAGGCAACACCTCTCCAGGCACAACCACCAAAAGATGGCCGCTTTCTTCTGCTCGTTCCGTGAGCGTCTCGAACACGGCCACGCGGGCCTTCTCCAACGTGAGATAGGACTCATCCGACGTCGTCATCAGAAGCTCTTCATCGAGCACGTCAAGCAGATCCTGCCTCAGTTGTACGATGTCGTCGTACGACTTCGTGACCGTTGCCTCGAGCGAGTCGGATGTCTGCACATCATCTTCGGCCGGCAGCACCTGATCAGACTTCGTTCCGACCACCGCGCTCACGCCGACCATCTGCGCGATCAGCGCCTGACGAATGAGCGTTTCGAGCGCCGCCCGGTTCTTGAGAACGGCACGTTGAGTATCCGAGAGCACGGTGCTTTCGGCGTTCGCTTGTGCAAGCGCTTTTGTTCCTTCCCGAAGTTTGTCATGCTTCGTCAGGTTCTTGAGCTGTTTCGCAATGCCGGACCAGGCACGTGCGGACGATGCGAAGCGCGAGAGTCCGAGAGCCCCCATCAACCGAGTGGCAAAGGCCCCGGGGCCGCCGCTGATAAGGCTCACGCCCTTTGAAATCAAAGTGCTGATCTCATCCACCTTGTCGAAGATGGCCGCGATGTCGGCATTGCTGATGATGCCGAGCTTGTCGAGCAAGTCCCCTGACAAGGCAGCGTCAACCCATTCGCTTACCGCCGATAGGTCAATGCTGTCGCAGAACTCTTGGATCGCAGACTTTTCGACTTCGTCGGCGGCCTCGAGCACCTTGTTCGTGTTGTCTTCCCCGATGGCAGGGAACTCCAAATCCCCGGATTCGACGGCATTCAAAACCACCGTGGCCGTTCGAGTCGCATCCGTGAAGGTGATTGTCGAAACCTGCTCGAGACAGCACTTCATCTCGCCTAAGTGCGGATGAACAAGCGTGCCGGGGCCTTCGGTTTCGACGGCCTTGATCAGCTTCTCCACCTGCTCGATGTAGTCGTCTCCGACAACAAAGGCCGTGAAGGTCAGCTTTCGCGTCGCACGGCCGATGTCTTCGACGTAGGGCTTGTCTCGCTGAGGGTACTCATGCGTGACGGTGCGACGTCCGACCTTCAAGTCGATTTTCGTGACGTGAAACGGAACGCCGCGGAAGGATGCCTCGTAGAGCACCTTCTCTTCTTTCTGAGTTTCAGCCATTAGAAGCTATCCTCCTCCGCATATCGATCCGAATAGCCAACGTTGCCAGTCAGCTTCATGCCGTCCGCAGACATGTCGGCAAGTTGCGCCGTCGTGCCGGGCGATGCCGCAACGCGAACGACCATCTCGCCGCTCATGCGAGCGGACCTGTCAGGCTCCATTGACACAGGATTGGCGAATCCCGCAGACCGCTCCATTCGTGCGGCCTTGGGGTTTGGGTCGTCATCCTTGTCGACCCCGAAGCCGAAGAAGCTCTTCACGCCGGACGGGATCATGTCATCCATGTTGGGCATGAGTGACTTGAAGTCAAAGTTGGCAAAGACGTCCTTGATCATTTGCCCGATGCGCGAAACGCTTGCCTTGACGCTTTCGTACCAGGACACGGCCGCTTTCCCCCACGCCCCCGGCAAGAGATTGAAGGATGCGGTCGCCAGATCGTCGAGGCCTCCGAACAGCGTCTTGAAGTCCCCTCGGAAAAGCCCCGTCGCCGTCGTCAGGATCGCCCCTGCCACCGCTCCGAACTTTTCCTTGCAGACGTCGAAAGCGCCTGGCACAAAATCGACGACGCTGCCAACAACTTCCTTTAAGGCCGGACCAATCCGATCCCAGTTCGCGATGATGATGCCGGCCCCGACCGCGAGCGCGCCCAGCACCCACCCGATCGGCCCCATGGACGTCGTGGCCACAATGCCGAACGCCTTCGCTGCCGACGCAACCGCTCCGAAGGACTGGACCAGTCCGATAACGCTGGATCCCAGAGACACCACAGCCATGATGCTCTTGCCGGCGATGAGCGCCCCCATGCCGTAAAGGACCGTATTGAAGCCGCCGATTGCGTTGAACGCCCTAACCGAATAGTCTGCGATTGTCAGAATCGCGGACGCAATGCCCTCGAAGTCGATTTTTCCGATGGCATCCGCAAACGATCCTGCGACCTTTTCAACCTTTTCCCCAAGCGCTCCCTTATTGGCCGCGGCCAGATCGCGGAAGCGGTCCGACATGCTGATGACAATGGGGGACAAGCGGTAGCCGATCTCATGACCGACCGCCGTGACGCTGGCCTTCATGTCATCCATGTGGTCCGTCATCTTGGCCGCGGCCGCGACAGCGTCCTCATTCATGACCAGACCAAGGTCGTGCGCCTGCTTGGCCATGTCGTCAAGCCCCTGCGCGCCGCCCGAGAGCATGGGAATCAGCTTTCGTCCGCTGTCGCCCATAAGGACCATGGCCATCTTTGTACGAAGGGCGGGATCCTCGTTGCGCTGGATCGCATCCGCTACCTCCTCAAAGATATCGGAAGCGGGTCGAATCTTGCCGGAAGCGTCCTTCACGGAGATCCCCAGGGCCGAGAAGAGTTGCGCGGCATCGCCGGTATCGCCTCCGGCCACCTCTGCGATCTTCTCTGACAGATCCTTCAGCGCATCCTCCAGATCCTCTGGGGCTGCGCCCGCGTGCGTTGCAGCGAAGCTCCACTCCTGAAGCTTCACGGCCGAGATCCCGAGGCGTGCGGACATCTTGTCGAGGCCGTCGCCCGCCTGAGCGAATCCCATCACAGCTGACTGAAGGCTGAAGCCTACAGCTCCGGCCACGGCCGCAAACGGCGCGCCTACGGCCTGCGCAACGCCCTGCGCCTCGCTCGCAAAGTCCTGGACCGATCGCTGAGCGAGCTTGAGCTTTCGGTTGAGGTCGTTGAATTCAGTCGAATCAATCGCCGTTTTGAAGCCCTCCCACTTCTGAGAGGCTACGGCTAAGACGGGCGACATCGTATCGCGCACCGCCAGAACGGCGGTCAGCCTGAAATCCTTATTCGCCATCTTTGAGTTTCTCCTGAATCCTGTTCCACTGATCGATGTGGAGCCTCAGCTCGGAGAGCGGAAGCTCCATCACCTCACTCGGCTTGAGACGCCACCAATAGGCCGTCTCAAACGCGAGATTCATCAGCTCCCCTGCGGTTCTTTGCGAGAGGATGAAAAAAAAGCGACGACAAGATACAGAAGCATCGTGTAGTCGTTGAGCGCCAGCTTTTCCACGACCGAAGTCGGGATGCCCGCAAGTCTGGAGATGTACTTCGTGCAGACGGCCGGCACGGGCTCGGACGTGAGATCGGCATGGAGCCTGTAGGGCAGTCCGAGCGCTCCCACGTCCTTCGGAGTCGGCTCACGAAGCGTCAGCTCCATGAGTTCTTCCGTGCCGTGCTGGACAGGCTGAGACAACGTAAAGGTCTGTTCCATCAGCCGAGCTCCCCGTTGGTGCCTTCCCACTTGATGGAAAGCGTGCCGTCTACCGGCTTGTAGGCAATGACGTCCGTCACGTACGCGTCGGAAAGCGTGTAGACCATGCCGTTTGCGCACTCGACGGTGATCGTCTGAGCCGTGGAATCCTTGATCTCTGCGATCGGGAAGTCTGTCGGCACGATGAAGTCCCCGCTCACGTACGGTGCAACGGCCGTTTCCTTGAAGCCCGCAACGCCGGCAGTCGAAAGAAGCGTTTCGCGCTGCACGAGCGTCAGCGGGAACTCCATGTTGCCCTGAAGCTCGAGCTGCTGGCCATTGACCTTCACAAAGCAGGTCCCTGCTAGTTTCTTACCCATGATTTACTCCTCCGCGTACTGAAGGCGGAACTGATTGAGGACGGCGAAGATGCGGAGCTGGTTCACGTAGTCAGGCGGGAACAGGACGTCCAGGCGGTTCGGATTACTCGCGTTGCGCTCGACAATCAGATATTCCTTGAAGAGATCCGCGTTCTCCACAATGCCCTCGAGCTCAAGACGACGGTAAAGAGCAATCAGCTCTCCACGGATCACGGAGGGCGTGACGATGGCCTGCCCTGCTCCGAAGCGCGTGCCGTCGTTGGCGAGCTTGTGGCGAGCGTACTTGCTCGTGATGATCGACTTCATCTGACGCAGTACGTACGCACTCGTATGAAGCGTCTCGGAGTCCAGATAGGAAGCGTCTGCGTCGCCGAAGGCGTTCTTCTGATACGTCGTGATGGCGCGCTCGATCATGACGGAGCCGGACACCGTGTAGAGGGTTGCGATGCCATTCTCGAGAAGCGTCTGACGCTCGTTCTGAACAAAGCGAGAGCCCTCGGGCGACGCCATTACACCCGTCAACACACCCGTCTGCGTCGGGCGAGCAGGGTCGGCCGAGATGAAGACGGACGTTCGGGCGAGATAGGCCGCAAGAACTTCCGCCGAAGCAGTCGGAAGATTCGGCTCGATGCCGACAACGGTCTCATGCTGGTTGTTGCGGGTCTTGCCAAATTCTACGAGGGTGTTCACGGCTCCGCGCTTTGCCGTGTACACGTGCCCAAAGATCATCTGGTAGGGAGACCAGCGGCCGGACGTGTCGTTCATCTTTTCGGAGAGCTTGTCGAGCGTGTCCGCGTCGCAATACGGGCATCCGATGAAGTCGTACTGCTCGTCGCCCATGGCCGCAAGCGCTTCAGTCAGATCGGGATCAGTTGCGCCCTTCGACATCGTCTCAACCTCGACGCCCAGACCGGTCACGATCTTTTCGCCGTTGATTGCACCGCGCAGATTCACGGCAAGGACGATGTCATTGCCGCAGGTCCCCTTGTTCTTGGCCGTCAGCGTGACCGAGCTTGCAGATGCCTGAGCCGTCACCGGAAGGTCTTTGTTGAGAGTGACAGCGTCGGCAATGGCCTTGGCCGCATTCTCGGCCGTCATCTTGTTGGAGACGGCCACCTGCACGCGGTCGGACCCGATGTAGAGGGAAATCGTCCCTGCCTCGGCGGCTGTGCCGGAGCAGGTTACCTTGCCGGTCGCAGCCGTGCCGGAGGCATCGGCCACGGGGATCACCACAAGTTGGCCAAAGCTGTCGACGCTTCGATAGGCTTCGACCATGCGGGTGATCATGGAACCGCGACCGAAGAGCTCCTTGGCCATTGCCGCAGTCGAAACGTAGACGGGCTTGCCGGCCTCGGCCTTCCCGCCTTCCAACATCTGGCCGATGAGAAGGGAGGCGGTCAGACTCGTCGGCGTTGCGGCCGCAGAGTTGTCCATCTCCGCATAAAAAAGCGGCACTCGAATGCCGCTCGGAATCGTGTTAAAACTCACGCTCATTTGAATTCCACCTTTAAGTGTGCTTCAGGTTTGCCGTCCGGCTTTCCTGTCGCGGAGGGTTCAATTTGATCGACGTCGACGTCCATGCCCTCAAAGTCTGGAAGCTCCTCAAGCTCGACCTTCTGGTACGTGTCGAAGAAGTCAAGGTAGGTCTCGTAGGAGAACTCGAACTGAAAGGCCAGCCGAGCATCGTCCATGTAGAGCAGGGATCCGCCCTGATAGACGATCTCCGAAAACTCATCCTTCGGCTCCTGATGCCATGAGAGCAGGGCCTTGAAGAGCTCAGGCCTAAGGCTGTCGAGTCTTGCCGTCGCCCCTTGGCCGCGGATGTCTGCAGCGTTGTCCACCAGTACGATCACGCCAAAGGTGTTGGTAATCGTCTGGTAATACGAGTTGACGCTTTCGTTGTCGGATGCGTCCTCTCGAAGCGGCACGACATAGGCCGCCGGCATCGGCGGGGTCTCCTCGACCGTCAGACCTGCCCATTCGGCCGCGCCGGCAAAGCGCCTTTGGAACGAAGGACACCTCTGGCGCAAGGCATTTATGATTGGAGTCAGGTTCATAGAAATTCGGCGCGGGAACCTCTGTCTTTAGACAGGGGAGGAAGCGCCGTCCTCCTTTCTAAGTTCGGTTAAATCTTTGCGGATACCCGCAGGCTCCGCTTACGCGGCCCGAAGGCCGGTTGACATCCTTCGCCAATGTTGGAAGGGGTTTGGTGCCTGCAACACCGCTCCTACCTCTTAGAGCTTTTAATCACAGGCCGCAGAGCGAGGAACTAGGATGTACATCCCACGGTGCCTGTACATTCCCAACCAACGTAGCGCCTCTCGAAAGAGGGGCGTTGAGGCTAGTCAATAAAGGCTCTTTCAAGCCTCTGCCTTTTAGGCAGGGGTTATTGACTTGATTGCTTCTCCAAGAGCGTCAAACATCTCAGACTGAAATGTCTTTTCGTACTTTTTCGCCGCCTCAACAACGAAGTTTTTGCGAGGCGCGGCAACCTTCTTGCCAGACCGAGCTTTGTGCGACCTTGCATCCTGAGTAGTTTCAGAGTGCGGAGCACGATGCCCATAAATGACGAACGCAGGATAGTAAATAGGCAAAGCCTTTTTCTTTTTTCCCATACCTGGAAAGACCGCGACTGAGTACCCCGACTTTGAAACCTTCGAAGTAACAGCCGCTTTCATTCGTCCAGTCTTCATCCCGGGAAATTCGCCAGGTTTTGAGACAGCTTTTCTCGAAATCATCTTTCGAGTAAGTTTGATTAATCCGCTTGCAGAAGCTCTCAAGGACTTTCTGACAGAAGACTTGTCGTAATCTACGCGCTTAAAGCCAGGATCCACCGATACGCCGACCAGCATGATCAGATACCCCCTTTTCTTCGCAATCGATCACGGTGAAGCGGTCGACTCCGCCAAGATCAGCCACGCGCCTGATGAGGTATGAAACCCCATCAATCGTCAGTGTGCTGGCGGTCATCAGATCCTGCGGCCGTGTCTTGCCTGCAATTCGTCGCACCGTCACGCGATGCGTCACAGTGCTTTCGACCTGCTTCGTACCGAAGTAGATGCCCGCTCCGACAACCTCGAGTTGTCCCCAAACCGTTACCTTCTTTTCCACCTGAGCAGTGAAGCCGGCGGAAGCGTCGGGAACGTGAGAGACGACAGAGATCGTGACGCGCCTATTCATCTTCCCAATCTCTGGCCGCTTCATTTCCAAGTCCTAAAAGGGTCAAGCAATGCATGAAGTTTCGGCAAAGGCGTTACGGCACCTTCAACCGTGGCTTCACGATGCTCGTAGTAATGAGCGACCTGAATCAGAATCCATTGCCTGATCGCGGCGGGAACGTCGGAAGGTTCAGCGCCATAACCGACCGTCCCCTCTCGCGAGATCAAGCCGCGCTGTAGCTCGTGCTCAGCCATCTGGGTAGCGGAGAGACACAAAGCCTCGATCAGCGCATCGTCAGCGGAGTGATCGACGCGGAGATGAAGCTTTGCGTCCTCGAGCGTCACAGCTGACTTCGCCGTAGACGTGTCAATCATGACGCCTCCTTACTTAGGCCGTAGGGAGCGTGAGAGAGCCGCCGACGAGAGCCTTGGTACGTTCGACACCGAAGCCGAGGCGGCGTTCAGCACGGATCGTGACCAAGTTCTTCTGGACGTTGTCGGAATCCTGCTCGAAGAGTTCGACGGTCATGCCCTGACGGTTCCAAAGCGTGGCGGCCTGCGTGAAGTCGCCAACGAGGAACTTGCCAGCCGTGATAGCAGGCGTCGTCCAGACCGGAAGGCCCCAGAGATACTTCGGAGCGACAGAAGCCGGATGACCGAGGTAGTAGTCACCAGAGGCATTCTTTTCCATCTGCATGTTCGTCCAGTCAGCCGGATTCAGAAGAATCACGTTCGGACGGAAGAAAGCCTGTTCGACCTTGGACTTGGCCATGAGGATGAGGTCAAAGGACGTCGGGTTCTTCGGAAGCTGAGCAAGCTCCGTAATGCCGTGATCCGTGAAGTTACCCGTGTGAAGAATGCCGCTGAGGTTCTGGCCAGTGCCGTTGCCGGTGACGAGCTGATCTTCGACGACGAGGTCAATGCCGTACACGAGACGCTGATTGATGTAGGCGACAAGAGCCGGAGCATCGGCCATCAGCTGCTTGGACACGCGAGCAAGGTGAGCGATCGTCTTGATCGTGCCCGTCTTGGTCTCGACGGCGGTAGAACCAAACGGCTTCTGAGCGCCTTCAGCAACGAATGCCGCGCCGTTGACGTTCTCGGCTTCCTTTTCCTGGACGTATTCAAAAGCGTTCGTGGTAATCGGGAGCGTCGGGAAGAGACCTTCAATCGTGAGCGGACGGAAAGCACCAGCGAGGATGCCCGGACGACGGTACGCCTGAACGATGCCACCGGTCGGCGTCGTGATCGGAGTGACTGCTTCCTTCTTGTCAAACGTTTCAACGAGTTCGACACGAGCCTTCTGGGCAGAGCCGTCGCGGAAGGCCTTGAAGCCGTCGGCATCGACGACGTTGTCGCCAGCCGTCTTAACTTCGGCTTCCTGCTTGGCAGCCACACCCTTCTGCTGAAGTTCCATCAGCTGACGAGAAAGCTTCGTCTGCTCTTCACCGAGGCGCTTCAGCTCAGCAGCGTTCGACTTGCTGGTCTCGTCCATCTTGCCTTCGACACGGTCGAGGGCTTCCATCACTTGCTTGATTTCATCAGCCATAGTTTCACCTTTCATTTAGGAGAGAGAAAGCTCAAGCTTCTTGACTCGCTCGAGCAGTTGAGTTGCCATCTTTTCCTCTTCCTCAGACTCCCTCTGAGAAGCGAAAAGCTTCTTGGCTTTTGCGACGATGGACGTCGCGGTCGACTTAGAGAACCCGCCTGCCTCCCGCAGGAAGTTTTCAAAGTCACGAATGGTTTGAAGTTCGTCGATCTCTTCGGAGCGGATTTCGGAGACGCGAGCGTCGCCGTCCGCCGGGAAGTTCACGATGGAGATCTCGTAGAGCTTGGAGACAGACTTGATGATGCGGCCGCCGTCCTTCTTGCGCTCGTAGTCGCCTTCGGACAGGCGGAAGCCGATCGAAAGTCCGTCGACGGTTCCGTGCTTCATGGCCGCCAGAATTGCGTCCGACTGAGGATTGCCTGGCGTCAGTTCCCCTTCAACAAGCAGCCCCTTCTCGTCCTCAACCGCAGAGAGCCACTTACCGACCGGCAAGCCCCAATCATGAGCGAAAAACATTTTCGGCATGCCGTTGTCGGCCAAGGTCTTCAGATATGCGCCCGGCAGAATCGTGTCGCCGTAGCTGTCGTTCCCGTTAAACGTCGAGGCATACCCCCTGAACTTACGGGTGTTGCCTTCGAATCTAAGCTCCACGCTTTCAAGTGGAAGACTTTTGAAAATCGTCATCATTGCCTCACTGGTGTTCCGTCTTTTGGAGAAGATCCGACGCGAGTCGCCTCTCCCAACTTGTCAAGCGGGACCAGGTTCGATTGTGCGGTGAGCGCGTCACCTCCCTCCACGGGTGGGAGGTTCTCGAGACGGCGGATCTCGTTGCGGCTCATCGCACCGTTCTGTGCCATGGTTGAGTAGAACTGCGCTCGCTCCTGCGGCGTCGTGCGCAGGAAGCCGTCGAGTTTGAACTCGATCGTCATATCAACATCGGTGATGGGAATCAGGCGTCGGCTCAGCGCCTGCTCGAGCTGTTTGCAGAGCGGTCCGATCGTGAACTTGTGGAAACCCTCAACGATCTGGGCGATGCCGCTGCCCCAAGTGGTCTGCGCATTCGAGCCGACCAAGACGCCCGGCACACCGAACCATCGACAGATTTCTTCGACGCTGAACTGTCTCGTCTGGAGCAATTGCGCATCAGCAGGCGTCAGGGAAAGCTGTTGATACTTCAGGCCACGGTCCACGACATACAAGCCTGCACCGCCGCGGGACATGCCCTTGAAGCGTTCGAAAACAGCTGAAAGCTGTTCGTCGTTCAATGCAGAGTCAGTCTGCAAAACGCCAGAAGGCTTCGAATAGGACCCATACAGTCTCGAGGCGTTGTCTTGTGCGCTGATCGCTTCATCAGCAGTCGCTCGCATGTACTCAAGCTTGCTGAGGCCGATGTAGCCATTGCCCAAGCCTTTCCAGTGAATGATGTTTTCAGGCGCAATGACCGAAATCACACCGTCCTGATAGTAGGTGTAGACCTCGCCGCCAGCCGTGACGGAAACCTCCATCTGATCAGGCGACAGCGGTACCAGGGCAATCGGATCGCCTTCGCTATCGCGGATGATCTGGGCATACGCATTGCCGCGAAGCATGCGGTTGACCACCATTGCCGAGAGGAATTCGCTCGGCGTCATCCACGCGTTCGGGCGCTCATGAAGGAGCATCCAAAGCCTGCCCTTATCAGGCGTTCGCCCGCCATTGCCAATCTCTTTGTAGACATACAGCGGCAGGGTGCTAATGGTCTGCGCCAGAAGCTCGACGCATGCAAAAACGGCGCTAATCTGTAGCGCCGCATCAGGGGTAACGTTCTTAGTTTGGTCAAGGATCGGTTCAACGGGCAGCGGAATTTGCTGACCCGAGGCCGTTCCGAGAGGGCCTCCCCAGCTCGTCACCCAGTTGACTAATCTTTTTACAAACATGGGTTATTACCACTCAAAAAAGCATGGTGCTTTCGACTCTGCGATATCGGCAAAAGGATTCACTTCGCTTTCGCCGCTGGTCGCAATGCCGAGCGCCATGATGAGCGCGACAACGCCGTCGATCTTGCATTCGTAGCGCTCCTTGCGCGGGAAGATGTTGTCCTTCGCATCAAGCTTCGCCACGACGTTGCTCATCATCCACCTGAGAACGGGATTTCCGTCGTGGCTGATGCGCTTGTCTTGCGTGAGCGCCTCGAGCGATTTCATCGGGTCAGAAAAGTTCTGCACCGTGTTTCGGTACTCGATCATCGGCGCGCCATCGGCCGACAAGGAAGTCGCGAGTTGCAAGGCGTTCCACGGGTCAAACGCGATGCCCTTCACATCGTACCGAGAAAGATCCTCGCGGATGTCTTCTTCGATGCGGCTGAGGTCAGTCATCGCGCCGCCCGATTGCGTGATCCACCCTTCTTCAACCCACCCGCGATACTGGCTGTTCGTCGATCGCTCGACGGCGGCCTCAGGCAGGTAGAAGTCAGCAAACGTCATGTAGCCGTTGCCGTATGGAAACAGCAAAACCTTCGCGGTCACGTCGTTCTTTGCGCCGATATCGAGTCCGATATAGCAGGGCATTCCTTCGTAGAAAGAACGCTCGGCATCTACCTCGTTTGCATCCCATGCCGGCATATCCATCCACGCACTGGATGCAGAGCACCAGACGTTCAAATGCTTCGTGAGAAAGTTGTTGATCGCACTTGGCAGCGCCTTCGCTTTCTTCAGCAATGACGTGATCATTTCAGGACGTACCGAAACGCCCCAATTCGGGTTTGCCTTCTCGAGGGCATCAAGAGTCGTCCAGTCGTCGCCTTCATCAATCGTGTAGATGATTGCGAACTGCGTTTCGTCAGAGACCGTCCCCTCAAGCACCTTCGTGCTCATCGTTCGCACTTCGTAGCAAATGCCCGAAGTGTCGAAACCCGCTGTCGTGATACACCACAGAAGCGATGAGCGACGTTTGCCGAGAGAGGTTTCAACCACGTCATAGACCGCACGAGTCTTGTGAGCGTGTAGCTCGTCGATGACCGCGAGGTGAGTATTCAAGCCGTCAAGCGTAGAGCCTTCTGCGGACTTCGCCTGAAACGTGCTGTTGGTTGTCGGTACGTAGAGCGCATTTGCTAGCACCTGCAAGCCAAACTGACTGCGGAGCGGCGCATTGTGTTCGGCCATGACTTTCGCGTCACCAAAGACAATCTTCGCCTGGTCACGTGTGGTCGCAAAGCTGTAGACCTCAGCGCCCGGCTCTCGATCAGCGACTAGGCAATAGAGAGCGACGCCAGAAGACAGACAGCTTTTGCCGTTCCCGCGTGGCACTTCGATGTACACGCGTCGGAAGCGCCGACCGCCATCAGACCGACGACGCCAGCCGAAGGCCGTGGACAGAATGAACACCTGCCACGGTTCGAGCTTGATGCGAGTCCCTGCGAGTTCGCCTTTCGTGTGAGTCAACAGCTCAATAAACTTGCAGACTCGACTGGCTTCAGTCTCATCAAAGACATACGTCGAACGAGGCCCCGAATACTTCTGAAGATCAGAGATTTGACGCTTGGCTGCTAGCTTCACCCACTTGCATGCAGGGATCTTCCCCGCGATCACATCGTCAGCGTACTGGCGTGCAATCTGCGTGTAGTTTCTAGAAGTCGCCAAAGTCATTCACCTCTTCTTCCTTAACGTCAGCCTTCACACGCGCGCGCGAGACAGGCGTAAATCCAAGCTCTTTTTCGCAGGCGGAAAGTACCTGCTGAATCTTGATCAAGGCGTTGAACAGAGGATTGAGCGTCACGCCCGTCTCACTCGTCAGCACCATGTCTTCGTTATCTAGCTTTTTCGCAATTTTGCGATACGTCGCATAGTTTCTCGCCCATCGCTCAAGCACCGTCGCGTCAAGCGCAGTCAGCACACCTCTTGGGGCGCAAGTGATTGCGAGTTGCCACGCTTCACGCGCATCTTTCGTCAGGCCGACAGGCGGCGTAGTAGTCAAAGTCGCGTCTGTGACTGCGATTTGCCGAGCGCGTCGACACGGCTGAAGCGTGCCTGTCGCGGCTTTCTCAGCATCAGACTTTGAAGGGCGAGGCATCAAAAACTCCACGAAATGCACGCGTAAAAATTGAGCTGGGGGCGCGGTCTAGATCCATTGGGGCGGCGACTTTTGACCCGCCCCTACCCTTCACGCGTATCATGAACAGCAAAGCAACCTCAAAAGGAGATCGGCATGGGATTTCTATCAGCCATTTTCAAAGTCTTCTTTCCATCTGGCAGCAGATCAACGAAGCCCGAAAAGAGCGAGCGTGACTACGATCTAGAAGAATGGGAAAGAAACAAGAAGTTATTGACGAAAGCGATGACAGAAACGCTTGAACTCACCAGCTTCTCTTACGACACCAAATCCAAGTTTCTCAAACAGATCGACACCTATTTGAGCAAGCAAGAAAGCAACGAGAAGTGCACGTTGTTCGATCTCCTTTACCCAATCGTCAAAGACACTGACTGGACTTGGCAAGAGTGGGAATACTGGGCACCGATTTGTTTGTCCAAGCGCATCGCCACTCGCGGCATGCATAAAACGTGCAGGCCTTGGGCAGACGTACTGGACATCGAAGCCGAACGTGCCAAATACACCGTAAACGGATTTGTTGAACGCCACACGATCAAAGATATTCAAGCCAGACTGTCTGCAATCAAGGAAGACGTTCCCGCCTTCAAGAGAAAGAATCAGCTTTCTGAATATCTAGAGAGCAACGAACCCTTGTTCACTCAAATCCTCGATGACGAGATCAAGGAGAAGTGGAACAAGAAGCGTCACAACAACGGCCACACAAAAGAAGCAGAGTTTCAGCTCTTGTGCGAAACAATCGCAGACCGCTACTACGATCTGTCAGAGATTGCTGACGCCAGAGAATGCGGCCCCTGCAAGTTCGAGATAACGTTCGATGACGAGCCAGAAGACGAAGCCTTGTACAAGCTTGGAAAGAAGAAGGATGCACCTTGGAAGGGCAAATATCTTCCAAACGTTCCCGGCTTAAGTTTTATGCGAGAGGACGTCTAAAAGGAATTTCCAAAGCCGCCGTCTTCGCGAGCAGTCTTCTTGGAGTGACACTCGTGACACAGCGGCTGAAGGTTTGACTCATCCCACATGAGCACTGGATTGCCCTTGTGCGGCCTGATGTGGTCGACGTCGGTCGCCAACTTGATAATCCCGCGCTTCTCACACTCCACGCAGAGCGGATGAGAGGCGAGAATTCGAGCTCGAAGACGCTGCCACTTGTAGCCATAGCCTCGAGCGGCAGACGATCCCTTTCTCACGGCTCGGCGCCTCTCTCGATCGACCGAGAACTTCGCGTCACGAGCCTCGCCTGCGGCCTTGTGAGCTTCGCAATACTTAGCGCCAAACGGAACCGGCTTGCGGCAGCCAGGGTACTTGCAGAGAGTTAGGATCGGCATGCTGTTCCTCATAAAGTAGAGGCCTTCAAGGTTTCCCCTGAAGGCCTCTGGCAGGCTCTGGTGTATCGTTGAATCGTCAACCCATCAACATACAAACCAGAGAAATGGCAATTTCTAGACAAGACGTCGACATTCGGACAGCTATTCAAGTCATCGATCAGACCACGCGCGCCGCACGTGCACTCAAATTCGAGAACACAGATTACTTCGACCGGATCAGTGATCTGGCTCCCGCCTTGATGAAGCTCCAGGACTCCGCATACATGCGCAGTATTCAACAGCAGGCAGAACTCGCCGCCACTATGGCCGCCAACCTCAAGGTCGTGTCATTCGTCACCTCGCCCGAAACCATCAAAGCCATTGAGAACTTCGGTCAACGGGTAGGTCCGTACTTAGCAAGTTTTGAAAATTCAGATCTACACAAGGCCATGATACAAAGCGTTGAGCTAGCAACGCAGATGGCCAAGAGACTCGAGGCGCTGTCGTATCCCGTCGACCTCAGCTCCATCATAAAACCGGAGTATTTGGATGGAATACGAAACCTGGTGGACTTTGCCAACCGTATTGCCCCAGTCAAAGACGTCATCGAGCAACGACAAGTTCCCAGTATCGAAGCCTTAGCCGACGCCATTGAAGGCATACCCGACGAGGAAATCGCAGATCAAATCAAAAAGACCTTCCCTGCCAAAACTACAGACTCCACAGGTGTAACCACAACGACTAGCCCATCGTCTATCAGTTTGGTGGACTGGCTCCAAATCCTCGCTTTGATCCTTAGTATGTGGTCAGACTCAGTCAACATCGGACTTCTCCCTAAAACCCCGTTGGCCACGGAACTTTTGGACGATATCGTTACCAACATCGAGAGCGTAATTCGTGAGCACCAGAAAGCCGACAGCGAGCACAAAGATCTGAGCTGTGATCGGATATCTCAGGACGGTCCATCCGAAATTGAGCGCAATGATGCACCAGACGACCTGACGCCAGCCCGACTTTCTCATTCTCCGTCCTCAACGTTGATATGAAAAATGGCGACTACCCTTGCCCGGATAACCGCCACCCAAAAAGCCTCGGAGCAAACTGCCCTAAGGTAGCGAACCATCAATAGAAATAGGGCGGCCTCTTTCGAAGTCGCCCTTTTCGTCTTTCTTCGGAGTTTCTCGATGTCACCCTTGCGTGTCAGCGACTCAGAGAAAGAACTAGCGCCTTTGGCGTTTGCTACAGATACGCCTCGGCCTGCGCGCGCGCCAAATTCGGCTGATTCACAGCTAATAAGATGGTCAGCTCCAGAAGGGGCATCAAACACCGGAGACCATCAATGCAGAACTTGACAACCTGCAAACAAAAGAAGCACTCT